CGCCGCATTGCGCGCCGGCGACGCGAAATCCGGCGTCGTCACCGGGGCCGTATTCAGCATGCCGGTCGGCTTATTGGTGCCGTTGCCGGAAATGACCGCTTCGCCCTCTGCAACGGCAAATGCCTCCGCCGCTTCCTCGGCAAGCCAGCTCTGGACATCGAAAAAGATGTCGTTGAGCGCCCAGTCTGAGGCCTGCACGTAAGCATAAAGCTCGCCGTGCGTCGGCCTGCGCTCGCGCAGCACGGGGGTCGCGGTCTCGGTGCGGCTATCGCTTTCGCCAACCCAGCCCGCCGTCGCGCCGCGGACGTTCACGAGCTGGCGATATTCTGGCGTGCCGACCTGCACGACGCGCACCAGCTGGCGTACCGGCGAGAACAGAAGCTCCTGACGCTCGATCTCGCGGGCCAGCTCCTCAGGCACCGCATAGCCGCCGTCAGCCGGCGTGCCGGTCGTGACGGCCTTTGCCTCGATCTCCCGCAGTTTCTGGCCGATGAAGGCATCCTGCCCCTTGCTGCGCAGGAACTTCACGAAGAGATCGCTGTGCTCCTGCTTCACCTTGTCGACGGCGGCCCGGCCGGGCGCCTTGGCGCGCATTTCGAGCTCTTCGATGCGCTCCTTCTGCAGCCGTTGCTCGGCCTCCAGCCGGGATTTTTCCTCGCTGAGTCTTCCGATCTCGGCATTGAGCTTTTCGAGCTTTTGACCAAGCTCGGCAGCCTCACCGGATTTCCCGGCTTCTAGCGCAGCGAGACGCTGGTCGTTGGTCTTCTTGAACTCCTCGACCGCGCGGCCCAGCTCCTCGATGGCGCGCTTGATTTCCTCGTCCATCGTCAGCTCCTTAGAAATTCCGTGGTTTTCCTGCAGATTTCGAGGACCGATGCACGGCACGCGCGCTCCGCGCTCCTGACGCGCTCCGTGACCTCCGCAATGGAGGACAGAAGCTCCGTCATCCGCTCATCAGCCCGCCGGTCGGACAGCACCACATCCCGTGGGCTCCCCACGCCAACGTCGCGTTGGCGCCACGCGTCCAACTTTTTCAGGCCGGAAATCACCGTCGCGGTGTCCTTGTGCGAGAACCCTTCGTCGCGAAGGATCGCCTGCAGCAGTCGCACGTCTTCTTGCGTGAAGGCCTTCACACCCGTCACCCGAGCCTTTGGATTGGCCGGGAACGTTACGATCGACACTTCCCAAAGGTCGATATTCGTCAGCGTGCGTGCCGGCTCGGAAGGTTTCGTGCCGAGCTTCGATTCACGCACCATGAAGCCGATCGAGAGACCGTCGAGAACACCCGCTTTCAGGCCCTCGTAGATGTACCGACCGCGCTCCGTATCAAGCGCGAACAGCTCCCCTTCCACCCAGAGGCCCTTTCCGGTCCTCGCGCATCTTGGTCCACTTGCCGATGGGGAGCATGTCGTCGGCGCTTCCCAGGAACCCGCCGCCGTGCTGCAGGAGCATCGGCGGCAACTTCCCGCGCTCTTCCCACTCTTTAAGGGTCTCGGCGAAGGCGCCGCGCTCGATCACATCGCCGTAGCTGTCGACGTTGCCGAAGACAGCGCCGTAGCCTTGAAGGGTGCCGACCTTGTCGCTGGTCTCTTCGACCTTGATCTCGCAAAAACCGAAATCACGCCGCTCGAGCTTCATCGTCTTCGCCCTCCGCCGGCCCCTCATCCGGCCCCGTTTGCCCCGATGGACCGCGCACCCAGTAGGTCTCGCCGCCGTCCTCCGGCGAGATCGGGTTCATGTTCTCCATCTCGCGCCACTCGTTGGGATTGATCACCCCAGCCTCACGCATGATCTTCAGGCCTTCCTGGCGCGTCTTGAAGTCGCCGCGAAGCGCACCGTCGAGGTTGAAGCGGATGATGAAGCCGCGGTCCCGCTCCTCGTCCGTGAGCAGCTGCCGCTCCATCGCGGCCTCAAACATGCGCACGTAGGGCAGGACCACCTGCTGCACGAAATCGAGCGACTGTTGCTCAACGTTGTTGTAAGTGCCCTTTGAGAGATCGCCGACCATGTGAGGCGGCACGCCCCAGGCGGCGGCAATGACCGTGCGCTGATATTGGCGCGTGGCCAGGAATTGCGCCTTTTCGTTATCGACCGTGAGCTGCTGACCGACCTTGAGGCCCTTTGGGATCACCGCCGCCTTGAAGCGGTTCATCCCCGAATAGGCCTGCCGGAAGCTCTCGAGGAACTGCCTTTGCTCCTCGTCGCTCTTGAAGCCCTGGTGCGTGACGTCGAACTCGAAGATCAGGCCGGGCTGTGCATGATTGCCAAAAACGCTCGCCCCGTACTTCTCGGCTGCGATCTCGATGGCGATCGCCTCGGCGATGTCCTTCACCGGCGAGTCGCCGACGAGACCATCGCGCGCCGGGCCGCGCACGTGAAGGATTTCTTCAGCCGGGAATTCCCGGTATTCGCCGTTGGCAAGCCTCACCTTGTAGGTGATCCTCGTCGGATCGTTCGCATCCTGACTGACCTCGACGCTGCCGGGGGCAACGGCCGCAACTCCCGCACCGGCCCGCTCCGGCCGCTCCCCTTCCAGGCGTAGAAGTTGCCATAGCGCACCAGCCACGACGTCGCGTCGAGCCAGAAATTGACCGACGTCTGCCAGGGATTGGGCGCCCTCAGCAGCTTTTCGACGGCATGATCGCGCTGCCGGATCTTCGCGGTGCGGCCCCTGCTGTCCGTCTCGGTGCGGTATACGTGCACCGGCAGCGTCGCAATCCGCTTGGAGATCGCATTGACGATCGCCTGGACGGTCGGGGCCCGCATGCAATTTTCTGGCGTGACGGCCACGCCGGCGGCGGTTTGGTTCAGCGCCTCGAACCGCTGCAGGAGGACGTCGATCGACATTCCTGACGAGCGGCGCGCCAGGGTGATGTTGAACGGGCCGATTCTCATGCGAGCACCATCAGGCTGCCGCTGACGTATTCCTGCCTATGCTCACGGTGCGTAGCGGCCATGGCGTGTGCCATCGTCAGGGCGATGAGGCCGTCAATGCGGCCGTGCGACTTGGCTTTCGTGAGCTTGCGGTTGCCGGCAGGGTCGCGCTGCACTACGGCGTTCGCCGCACACATCGTCAGCACCGGGTGGCCGCCGTGCCGGATCTTTTCCTCGAGGAGCGCCGTCTCGAGCTCACGCAGAGCAGGGCACATACGCAAAGCCCTGACCGAACTCCACGAACTTCTGCTCGATGACCTTCTCGGGGAACCCGGCTTGCAGGAGCCAGGGTTTCAGGTGGCGGAAATTCCAGCGGTCGAATGCGATGCACCGGATGTCGAGATCCGAGGCAAAGAGGTCGTAAAGATACTCGGCCACGTAGTCGTAGCCGACCGTCCGGCCCGGAACCGCCTCGATGAACCCCTCGCGCACCCACTGGTCATAGGGCGCCCGATCCCGGCGCGCCCGCTCGAGCAGCCCGTCGTGCGGCATCCAGAACGTNGGCTTGACGTGGTATTCGCCCTCNAACGGCGCCTCGAGCACCAGGGCCGTCAAGTCGGTCGTTTCCGATAAGTCGAGGCCGCCATAAACGGGCAATCCGACCAGATCCTCGACCACCTCGCGGCTGCAGGCCTGCCAGACGCTCCGTGAGATGAACGGCTGATTGAGCTGCACCCGCTGGTTCAGGATGAGGTTGCGATAGGAAGCCTCCAGGCTTGGCATGCGCCTGGCAGCGTCCGCCTGCGTGAGAACTTCCTCCGAGTTCTGGAAATCGCCGAATGCAGGGTTTGCCTGGCGAATGGCTTCCTCGGAAAAGGGATCAATGTCCCGATCGGCGGTGTACAGACTGATCACCGTTTTCGGATCGTGGCCCGCAAGAGCATCGTCGATCAGCGTCGAAAGTAGGTCGGCGTCCGTCGCCGCCTGCGTCGAGATGATGATCGACAGCGGGTTCTTATGGGCAGCCATCGCCGTCTCGATGGCTTCGTACAGTTCCGAGCGCGGACCTTTGACCTGCCCGAGCTCGTCGTGCAGCGCGAATACCGGGCTTAGGCCATAGCTCGTCGAGGCATCCGCCGACAGCGCCTTGTAGAGCGTCCCAAGATCCGCGCAATAGAGCTGTTTCAGCGAGTCCCTGATCGTGATTACATCCGAAAGTGCCGGCGACAGGCGAACCACCTTGGCCGCCAGGTTGAATACTATGGCAGCTTGCTCACGCGCCTGGGCGGCCGAGACGAGCTGAGAATTGGGCCGCGCCTCCGTACCGCACAGATGCACGAGGAGCAGGAACGCCGCGAGGCTGGTTTTGCCGTTCTTTCGACCGAAGCTCAGGATCGCGCGGCGCGTGCCGGCCGGGTTGTCGTAGATCTTCAGGATCTCCCGCTTCTGCCATTCACGCAGACGCACCGGCTTTCCGACGTCGCTGCCCTCGGGAACGCGGCAATATTTCTCGATCCAGGCGATGACCCGCTCGCCCCGCGTCGGCTGCGCCGCCTTTCTCGGCTTGCGAGACGTCCCTTTCGTCGTCCTCGCACTCTGTTTGCGGGCGCTCGAGCGAGCCGCCTGGCCTTTTGGCTTCGCGGGTTTCTTCGGCGCGGCGTTCTTCTTCACGCCGCGCGCCGCAGGTCTAGCCTTCCCACGGCTTCCGCGTCGGCCGGGTGTTCCGGTTGCCACGGTCGTTGCGTGTCGCGCTCTGAGAAATCCGCATCTTCACGGCGAGGCTCGAAAGCATGCGGCTCTCGCGCTCCTGCATTTTCAG